AATTATTGAGCTTTTTGAACTTGAGCTTACAGTTGGAAAGCACATTGCAACAGGTAATCCGCAGAATTTACCTACTACATACAGATTTCATGCTGGTGCTAATCTTAACAATTTTGGTGAAGTTATTTTTCAAAATAATTCATACCAAAGAATAGCTGTTAGGGCTGAGGGTTTTGAACAGAAAAGCACAGGTGTTATTTCTAGACCTTTACTTACTTTTTCAAATTTAGGTGGCATAAACAGAGATCCAACGACAGATCAATTACTTACTATGAGTGATTTTTTGATAGCTGTAAATCAAGTTACACCACATAATGATTTGATTGATGCAAAGGTCACTAGAAAAATGCCACTTGCATCTGCCTTAGATAATTCTAATTTTGCATCTGGGACTAATCCTTTTGGTACTCCTAGCAGTAATAGATTGCGTGATGAAATATATGTCATTGATAGAAAAGCTGTAGAAAATAGAAAAATAGTACAATTTGAATTGACGGCTGCTCATGATTTAGAAAATAGATTAATACCTCAAAGAGTTGTCACAAGAGACTTATTTCCAGCTGTAGGGACGTTTGCTTGATGACAGAGTATAAATGGGCTAAAGATGCTTTTAAGGATGCTGAAAAGGCATATCCAGAGGAGTGCTGTGGATTGATAATAAAACTTGATGAAGGTGATATTTATTGGAAATGTAAAAACATATCTAAGGCATACAAAGAAAAATCTTTTGTAATTGACCCTATTGATTATGCAAGAGGAGAAGATCAAGGAGAGGTTCTTGGTATAGTACACAGCCACCCTGATGGAGAAATGGCTTTTAGTCATACTGATAGAATGGCCTGTAAGTATTTAGATTTACCTTTTTATCTTGTGGAACCTAAATCAGAGTCTATTATTGTTATATATCCATCTGAAATAAATGATTAAGTTAACTATTTATGGACGATTGAGAAAATTCATTGGTCAATCAACATTTAAAATCAAAGCCAAAAGTGCAAAAGAAGCTTTTAGTTTTTTAATTCACAATTTTCAAGGTGTAAAACAGCATATAAAAGATCAAGAGTATTGTGTTATGGCTGGTGATTTAAGACTGACAGAAGAATTACTTGATATGCAGACAGAAAGTGATATAAAAATTGTCCCTGTTGTTCATGGTGAAATCTTTGGATTTATACTTGGTGTTGGTGCTTTATTTGGTGCTTCAGCTTTACCAGCAACAATTCTCGGCAGTACTTTACTTGCTACAGTTGCTTCTACTGCTTTGACAATAATTGGAACAAATTTAGTTGTTAACGGTATCACAGAAATGTTGACTCCAGATCCACAGCCTTTTAATCAAAATCGACAGGAAGATCCACAAGACCCTAGCTATATTTTTTCTGGTCTTTTAAATAATTCAAAACAAGGAGTGCCGATTAATATTATTTATGGTGAAGTTTTGGTCGGCAGTACAGTTGTAAGTTCTTCAGTAGATACTTTTCAAGTTGTTAATGGGTAGTTATGGTTTTTTTTAATAGAGAAATAATAGATGCAACACTTGGAGACAATAAGTTAAAATCTATTGATTTTGGAACACTTGTTGACGCTTTAGGTGAGGGACAGATTGAAGGAAGTGCAACCGCAAGTAAAGCAAGAATTACTGATAAAACAAGTACTGCTTATATCAATGCTTTTCTCAAGGACTTATTTCTTAATCAAACCGCTGTTTTACAGGCTGATGCTGATAACGCAAATCCAGCTGCCTCTGAATTTAATTTTCCTGTAGATAATCTAAGATTTGAATTTCAAGATGGTACTGCAAATAATGCAGTTTTATTCGCAGCGGAACAACAAAGCAGCGAGGTAGTAACAGGTGATAAAGGTCAAATATGCACTTTTCCTCAAGGTGGATCACCTACACCCAGATCAGGAACTATAAACAATGTTGCTATAGATACAGTTCAAGTCAAAGTAAAATTCGATCAATTTTTTAAATTAAATACAGAAAATGGTAATCGTGAATCAACAGGTGTTCGAGTTCTTATAAAAGTAAATCCTAATAATGGATCTGCCATAGATGTTCATAATGAGGTTGTTAAAGGTAAAAGCTTCAACCCATATAACAGAGACTATGGAATTGATTTAAAAGGTTTATCTGGATATAACACAAACCCTGCTGGAGATTCGGGTTCTTTCTTTCCAATAGTTGTAAGTGTTGAAAGAGCAAATGAAGAGGGCGATCAAAATACATTTAACACTATGCGTCTAGCTGAAATAAGAGAAATTATTAGAGAGCCAAATAATTATCCTAATATTGCATATTCAGCTTTGAGATTTAGTTCTGAGGTTTTTCCAAACACCCCTCGTAGATTTTTTAGATTAAGAGGAAAACTTATAAAAATACCCCACAACGCAAGCGTAGATTATTCGACTGGTAGATTAGCTTACAGCGGTTCTTTTGATGGAAGTTTTGCCGCAGCAAAAGCGTGGACTAATGACCCAGCATGGGTTCTCTATGATTTATTGACAGACACCACCAGCGGTTGTGCATTGCCAGAAAGTGAACTTGATCCATTTACTTTTTATGGTGTCAGTACTTATTGCAGTGCTTTAGTTGACAATGGTGAGGGTGGACAGGAGCCAAGATTTGCAATAAACGTAAATATTAATAATAGGCGACAGGCAATGGCAGTCATAAAAGATATTTGCTCTGTCATGAGAGCTATGCCCTACTACGAAGAGGGAACTATAAAAATTGCCCAAGATGCTCCACAAGACCATGCAAATCCAAGTGCTGTATCTTTTGATTATGTTTTTAATAATGCAAATGTTACTAAAGATGGTTTTACATATTCTGGGACATCTTCAAAAACAAGATTTAATGTAATAAATGTTTCTTATTTTGATTTAGACACTCAAGAAGTTGATTATGTCACTGTAAAAGATACCACTGCACAGTCAAAATATGGAACACAAACAAAGATTATAAATACTTTTGGGACAACCTCAAGGGGTATGGCACAGAGAGTAGGGAAATGGTTTTTACAAACTCAACAAAACCAAACTGAAACAGTTGTATTTGAAACAAACATTGCTGCTGGGTCTGTTTTAAGAGTTGGAAATATTATCGGTATAAGTGACAGAGTAAAAGGAGCAACCAGAAGAGGTGGCCTTGTAAAATCTGCAACAGTCTCTCAAGTCATTATTGATAGAGGATCAGAGACAAATCTGCCAGATACAAGTAACAGTCCGACAATTAGTTGCATATTGTCTAATGGAACTGTTGAAACAAAGTCAATATCAACATATTCTTTGGGTGGTAGTGCAGTAAATGTTTCTTCAAATTTCACTTCAGCACCAGTAGAAAATAGTCCTTTCATACTTGAGTCTGGAGATTTTTCTGCACAGTCTTTTAGGATTTTAAACATAAAAGAAAATCTTAAAAAGACTTTTACAATCACAGCTGTAGAACACAACGCTGGCAAATATGCAGCGGTAGAAGATGGTGAACAACTACCAGCAAAAAATATAAACTTATTGTTTAGTCTTTTGCCATCACCACAAATTGTTGATGCACCAGATGGAACAAAAGCAATTCAAGAAATTATTGTTTTAAATAATAATAGACCTGTGCCAAAATTATTTATTGATTGGCAAGGGGTAGAAGGTGCGGCAAAGTATCAATTAATTTATACAAAAGATGATGAAAACCCTGTCGTTGTCGAAACGCAACAATCAGAATTTGAAATATTACCGTCTGAGGCTGGGACTTATTTAATTCAAATTTACACTATCAATAGTGCTGGAGAAAAAAGTGCAAGTCCAACAGAGGTAAGTATTGACACTTTAGGTTTGACTGCTGTTCCTGAGAATCCTACAAATTTTGAAATAGAACCGATTAACAACTCACAGGTGAAATTGACTTGGGATAAAACAACCTCACTAGACGTTGAATTTGGAGGAAGATGTATTATTAGGCATACACCAGTCACATTGTCATCAGCGACTTTTGCTAATTCTACTGACCTAAATGAAAATATTAGTGGATCTACAAATGAAGCAATTTTGCCAGCTTTAACAGGGACATATTCTCTTAAATTTGCTGACGTAGGCGATAGAGTATCAGCAATAGAGGCAAAAGTAGAGTTATCTTTGCCAGAAATGGCTGACGAATTACTTATAAAAAGTCAAAGAGAAGAAACAGCTTTTAGTGGTACAAAAACAAATTTGAGTGTTGTTTCTAATGCTTTACAACTTACTGACCCAGCGGCAAATCTTACAGGCTCATATAATTTTGCAAATACTTTTGACTTAGGTGCTGTTTTTACAAATTTAAGATTAAAAAGACATATTAGAAGTGAAGGGTTTTTTGTATCAGATTTATTTGATTCAATTCCTGATTTAGATGCAAGACTTAATTTTGATGGTGCTGGAAGTGACCGTTTAAAACAAAAGCTGCAAGTACAAACATCACAGGATAACTCAAGTTTTACAACTGCTCAAAATTTAACTAATGGCTCATTTAGTGGAAGAGCTTTTAAATTTATTGGAAATATTACTTCTGTTGATGTAAATGAAAATTCAAAATTCATAGAATTAGGCTTTGATGCTTTTCTGCCATCAAGAACAGAAAACAAATATCAATCAGGAGGAAATGTAATATCTACACCTTTGCAATCAGGAACCTCAGCTAGTGGTTTGTCAGTTGTATTTGGTAAGCCATTCTTTACAGGAACAAGTGCTATCGGTGGATCAACCACAGCTTTTCTTCCATCAATATCAATAGCTCCAGAAGATATGCCTAGCGGTGGGTTTTTCTTGTTGAGTGCTATTTCTGGGGCAGGGTTTACAATAGTGTTTAAGAACTCTTCTAACACTGTGATTGATGTGAAATTTACATTCCAAGCGTTAGGATATGGCAAGGGAGCTTAATTAAATGGCAAGAGTCAATTCTACAGGCAAAGAAACATCAAGTAATTTCTCACCCGCTAACGGTACAGGT